CTAGAATCCTCATTAAGACCGATAACTCTAGAGTCAGCTGTTAAACTATTAAAGAATGATACTAATTCCGGTTTACCATATTATACTCGGAAAAGTAGGGTGAAAGAAAGATTAATAAGGGACATTCCAAAATTGAAGGACAGAAATGATCCTTGTGTCTTATTTACGAGAACTCAAGAGTCTCTTAAAACAAGAACCGTTTGGGGCTTCCCTATCTATGATACTCTCATGGAAATGTTATTCTACAAACCACTTTTAGATTATCAGAAGAAGCAAACTTACCGTAGTGCTCTAGTGGGCCCAGAAATGGTCGATCAGTCTATCACTAAGCTTATCCATGACGCTAAGCTAAGAGACTTAACTTTAATTTCCGTTGATTTCAGCGCATATGACGCAAGCGTTGGATATGAACTACAAGAGGTTGCATTTAAATTTATTAAGTCATTATTCCAACCTATTTACTCTTCATTAATTGATGAGAGATTCAAAAGGTTTAATACTATAGGACTTTTAACTCCTGATAGAATTATTTATGGCAATCATGGCGTTCCCTCTGGTTCGACTTTTACCAATGAAGTTGATTCAATCGTTCAATATATTATAGCTATGAACTCGAACTGTGTAGATCCGGAAAATGTACAGATTCAGGGTGACGATGGAGCATATGCTATAGAAGACTCTGATATTGTGAGACTATTTGATAGCTTCAAGTCTTCAGGTTTGAATTTAAATGAATCTAAAAGCTATAGAAGTAAGGATTATGTGATATATCTTCAGAAACTGTTTCACATAGACTACTCTAATAATGGGCTAATTGGTGGAATTTATCCTATCTACCGAGCCTTAGAAAGGATATTATTTCAAGAGCGTTGGAGCGATTTTGAGGATTTTGGTCTGACAGGTAGAGATTATTACAGCATTAGAACAATCACTATCCTGGAAAATTGTAAATATCATCCTCTATTTAAAGATTTCGTTCAGTTCGTCTATAAATTAGACAAATACCATCTCGGTTTTACCAAGAAGGGCGTTGGTTTGTATAAGAACCTAGTTAGCCAAGGTCCAGGTCAAGGGGGTGTTTTAGTTAATCAGTATGGTGATAATGTTTCTGGGATCGAAGCATTTGAATCAGTTAAGATAATTAAAACATTGGC